TACCGAAAAATATAGCCGCAGCGAGTGGCTGCGGCTGTGTTTTATCGCTGAATTATGGTATAATATTTTTTGTCGGAATACGACAACGGGTTGTTAGCTCAGTTGGTAGAGCAGCTGACTCTTAATCAGCGGGTCGGGGGTTCGAAACCCTCACAACCCATATATAAAAACCGCCTAAACAAAGCGTTTAAGCGGTTTTTTGTTTGTGAAATTTTAGTTTAAAATTGCCTTTTTTTATTAAGTGGGGCAGAGGTGGGGCAGAAAGCTTAAAAAGGGTTCTCAAAATCGCTAGCTGCATCTTTGTGCGTATCTTTCAAAACATGTGCATAAACGTTTGAAGTGGTCACACTAGATTTATGTCTAAGCCGCTCTTGGATAATTTTTATATCTCTACCTTTGTTCAATAAAAGTGTAGCAGATGTGTGACGCAAATCATGAAAACGAATCACCGGCAAGTTGTGTCTTTCTAAAAATCGTCTCCAACGCTGATAAATCGAATCGGGCCTAATTGGTTTGCCTTCCATGTTGGCGAATAAAAATTTGTGATTGGTCCATTTCCCTTCAGTTTTTAGGTCTAAAACTTCATTGCTTATATATGTTTCTATTAAATTAGTTAACCAAGCGGGTATAGAAACTATCCCAGCTACATCATTCTTAGTTGATTCTTTAAGAAGTAAACCTTCTCCTGCTTTTGCAACTAGCGTTTGTTCGAATGTTAGCTCATCTTCTATTAAGTTCACGTGTTTTACTTCTAATGCTGCTAATTCAGCTTCTCTACAACCTGAAATCAGCGCTATATAAATCATTACTTGCAATCTAAGTGGCTCTTTCACTAGAGCTGCATTTAACAATTCAATTTCAGCAGGAGTATAAATAGTAGGCGGTCTTTTAGTTGTTTTTGGAAGCCTTACACCCTCTGCGGGGTTAATTGGGATTACTTTCCACTCAACCGCAGTTTCAAATACTGAATTTATCGCAAAATAAATATTTCTGATAGATCGTGGCGAAAGTGGCTTATTTTTCTTTTCGTCTGAATCTGTAGGTTTAACATCTAATCTTGCGCCGGGCTTTTGTAATTTTGCGACTAAATTAACTATATGAAGTGTAGTTATTTTATCCATTTGAACGCCGCCAAAGGCTGGGTAAGCTCTTGCTACTATAGATTTGTAGTATTCTGTCCAGGTTTTAACTTCTAGGTTATTTTGTGCATGTTTTGGCATATACTCATTCTCAACAAATGCTTTAAATGTCATTCTTGCAGGAGCTGTATATCCATTTTGCTCTAATTCTGTGATGAAATTTCTTAACTCTCTTTCTCGCTCCCTCTCATTTTTTGTTCGCGTCGTTCTGTCAGCCCGAATCGGCGTACCTTTGTAGTCATAGCCTACAGTCACGCGCATACGCCATGAATTTTTGCTACGTTGTTCAATTGAACCCTCATAACGCCTACCTTTTACTTTTTTTACCATAAAATAAGCCCTCCTTTCGCACATACGTTCTTTTTTTCGGTAAAAAGAAAAGCCCGGAGGCTCTCTTTTATTTAAATTCAATATTGATAGTCATCGATTTAGTAATTTCGTCATACGTTTCACTGTTATAGACTGGTGATGTTTTTATAGTTACTTTATTTATTTTATCCACGTTGTCTTTTTTTAATATACAAATAACATATTCATCTTCAACTATGACATCTGGTTGTACAGTGAAGACACCATTTATACCAATGTTGTCAGTCATAACATCAATTTGTTGTTTTTGGTCTGTGATGATATAATCAATTCCATTAAAATTTAGCGCATTTTTTCCAGTGTTTTCTAAATCATATTTAACTTGTATTGTGTAGTAAGGATCTGTGACAGGGACTTTTCCACCGCTAAATTCCTCTTTTTCTGCGTCACTGACATTCTCTCGTTTAAAGATTTTTACATCCTTAATTAACATATTTAAGTCGCCTAAATCTACTTTTATTTTTGGAGTTGCAATCTTTTCAAGAGTCACTTTAGTATCGTAATCTTTATCTTTAGTCCATTCTCCCACTTTCAATAAAAGACCATCTTCTACATATTCATCTGATGTATTATTATCTTTTTTATTTTTCACTTCGGCACTGCCATCAGAATGATTTTCTTTTCTTGTATTATCTGTTCCGCCACATCCTGTTAAAAAAATACTAAAAGCTAACATAAATCCCGCTAATAAAGCTATCCCTTTTTTCATATTCATTCTCCCTTTATATTTTATTTTCCTGTGAGCTTCATATTAGTTTTATCAAAAGCACTACTTCCAGCCATCTTTGTCTCGTCTTCATATCTTAGCTCAACCATGGGCCTATGATTGCTATCTCCCCCAAAAAGAGTACCAAGAGCGCGTTGTTGTATTTCATTCCCTAAATAATCAGCATTTTTTTGTTTGATTGTTTCATCTTGATATTTTAAGTCTTGAGTTACATATGCAATTAACATATCATATTCATTTTCGAATGGAACCACTTTTATTAGTATTCCGTTTGATTCAGAAATTAATCGATTAATAGACTCGTTAAAAGACTCTATACCTTCTTGAGTGACTGTATATGCCGTAGAAGCGTCTGCTTGATTCATTTCTTCTGTTTCTTCTACTTCATTTGTTTCGGCATCTTCTTTAATATCCTTTTTTGGGTCATCTGTTGTTACATTTTCTTCTGGATTCTCCACAATATAATTATAAAGCTGAACGGTTCTTACTAAAGAAAAAGTAAGAAGTAAAACTGTAGTTACTATAATGATTAACGTATATTTTCGGCGATTTTCATTTTTAATAACTTTTATTACAGCAAATGTCAAAGTCGCTAGAGTAGCGGAAAATAAAAGAACCCATATACCATTAAACAAACTTAATATAATTAATAATAAAAGAATCCAAAACCACCATTTTTTTAGTAGGTAACTATACTTGCTCATCCCGCTTTCTCCCTTTTATATGTACCAACCCGCGGCCGCGAACTGGTTACATAGTTATATTTTATTCAAAAGCCTTGCGATGTCTTCCAATTTTTCGCTTCGACTTAATCTACTATCAATAACTATGAAAATTTCTTTTTTTAAAGTGAATGAACAAGAAGTAAATTCGTGTTCTAGTATCACTATATCATGTTTTACGTTCAGTTCATCTAAAGTTTTCATGTATTTATACCCCGTTGTTTTTTATTGCAACGTTGCACTTATATTATACATAATTTTTATAAGAAATATCACGTTTTCACAGAAAGTTAATAATCAATAGCGATAACGAGTAAATAAATTACAAGTCAAGAGTCAAGTAAGTAAATAAATTATGCTTTAATCTTTTTTCTGTTGCTCATAAAATTCAATGAATGACTTAACTGCTTTGACTGCTTCCGCATCATTCATTACTCGAGCTGCAACAGCTTTAAAATCTTCGTTCTCTTCAACAAATTTATCAACTGCTTCATCTTCTTTTGAAGCTATTTCCGTAATATTAATTTCTCTTTCATTTGCATGCTCTTTTCTTTTTTCTTCTATATAAGCGAGTATCTCTTTTATATCTTCTTCTGTTGCGTTTGAATCAATGTGTGCTGCGATTGTGTCAGCGAGATTATTATCGTCTCTTCCTAATAAATAATCAGTAGATACATTAAAAAATTCAGCTATTTTCAGTAATGTTTGATAGTCAGGCTCTCTTGTTCCTTGTTCATAATTAGCTACTTGACCTCTAGAAAATCCAAGTTCGTCCGCTAATTTGTATTGTGAAAAACCTTTTTTCTTTCGCAACTCAGATAATCTTTTACTAAACATTTCTAACACCTACGCTTTCTATATGTATATTATAAGAAACAATTAGTTTCCAGTCCATTAATTCTTCAATTTGGAAACAAAAAGTTTCTGAAAAACTTGACAGAAACATATTGTTTCTGATATAGTGCATTTATAGAGAAACAAAACGTTTCTTTTGGGGGTGAAAAAATGAGAAACAGGCTTATTGAGCTAAGGAAATCAAAAACAAGACGGGAGGTATCGAAAGATTTAAATATAACACCTCAAATGTTAGGGGCAATTGAGAGAGGAGACCGGACTCCCTCGTTAAAACTAGCTAACAAAATCGCAAACTATTATGATGTGCCAATTGAAGATATTTTTTTTGATAATAAAGACACGTTGTGTGTCTGAATTGGACGGAAAACAAAACAGGAGGTTAGAAAATGAGGAAAATTGCATTTACAAACTCTTTCCTAACTAAGAGAAATAGAAAAGAGTCAGTACTCACCATTGAATTAAGTATAACCGGAGAAGATTTTAGTGATTTAAGTATTTTGCCGGAACTTTATTCAGAAATTAATTCATTAGTTAATAGATTATCGGAAAAAACTAACGGCGATTTGGGCAAAAGAAAATAGGAGGCTAGAAAATGAACATAAGATATTTGAGTAATAAAAGAAGTGAAGAGAAAGAATCAGTTTTTAAAACCAAAATCATACCTCCAGAAATCTTGAAATCGTTAAATATTAAAATGCAAGGAGATAGAAACTGCTGTTATGGAGTATTAGAAATCAATGGAAAACAATTAAGAAAAGGAATTACAGCGGTCAAGTTAGATTTAAAAGCAGGATCATTACCAGTTGTACAAGTGGAATATCACCCATTCACGATCAGCGAAGAAATGCAAAGACTAATATGGTCTGGAAAATACTAAAAATCATAATTTAGGAGGAAGAAAAATGAATAACATCAAACAAGCAATTATTAAACTAGAAACAATTTTAGAAAATGGTAATGCGATAGAGAGCGGCTCATTCGTTAAATACAGCGTTATAAAAAATATTTTAAGTTTACTTGAAAAAGATCAAGAGCTAAAAATTATCGAAATGAAAGTAGAGCTGAATGGAGTAGAGGATTCCATAGAAAACGCCACTTTGTTAGAAAAGAGATTAAGTGAAGCCAAATCTTTGGTGGAAGACTTGGCTAGCGATTGATAGTTATGTAACACCAGCACTAATAAGCAACCAGTTGAAAGGAAAGCGTACAGTTTCACTTGAACAAGCAGAACAGTTAATTGATAGCTACAACGAACCAGAAAGCACATATTTATTCGCACATGAATTTTCAAACGGAATGATACCTCCACTTTTCGACGGCTTAGACAATCACCACGCTTCTTTAACTAACCGCTTTGAACTAGAAGTTGAAGAAGCAATAAACACGCTGAAAAGCGGCTTAGAGACGATGACGTTCAATTTAAGAAAAGGTGACATGTTACAACGAGAAGCAGCTAAACAAGCAATTTCAGAAATAACAGATGTAATCGCAACAGCATTAACGCTTAACACAAGTATAGCGAAGGCATTCAACATTAATTTACAACAAATTTTAGAAAGTCGAGATAAATTCTATCAAAAAAATGGTTTGGTGAAGGAGTGAGAAACAATGGAAACGATGGAAAAGGATATTTTAACAGCTGAGGAAGCGGCGGAAATGTTAGGTATGAAAAAGAGGACTATTCAATCTTGGGCTAGAAATGCGGGATTACCCGGCAAAAAAATAAACGGCAAGACATGGATTTTTAGCAAAAGAGAACTTGAAGCATGGGTAGCACAAGGCGGAGAAAAATAAAGGAGGACTACAACAATGACAGAAAGAGTTTTCAGAAAGACAACAAACTTCGGTGATAGCGAAATTCATACAAATAGCAGAACAAAAATGATTGCTAATCCGGCATTTCAGCAGAAAATACCGCTTAACGAAACAGGTTGCGACAACATGGCGGACTATATCGAAGAGTTGAAGTTAAAAGGCTACGAGGAGGTCACAAGATAATGGATGTATTTATGGTAATGATTTTCGTGTCGTTTATGTCGCTAATTGCAGGTTACTGGTTGAGAGGAAGTGATAAACATGGTTGAGAATCCACTTGTGGTTGATGCTTGTTGGTCCAGTTTTGAAAGAATAAGCCAAATTTGGCATAACGAATATTTAGAGGAATTAGAGCGTACTAATGAAGAAGAGGCGGAAAATGAAGAATAAAAAAAGACCCACATAGCAGTGTGAGTCCGGGATTTAAGATATTACCTTAAAGAAATTATACCTTAAATCCGAAATTTAATCAATGGAGGGATAACATGGATAATTTTAAAACGATTCATTATGGCTTTAAAGTCGTGATACATGATTATGACGATGAATTAACACCGCTTTATAACTTACTAAAGAAGCAATCAACTAACTTAGAAGGATCTAAACTATTTGATGAATTAATTGATATACATGAAAAACTAGCTAAAAAAATTGAGCAGAGAGAAGGCGTGCAAGCATGAAATTATACGAATTGACTCAAGCATACAATCAAGTCTTAGAAATGGCGGAGGAATTAGACACAGAAACGCTACAAGACACTTTAGACAGCATTAGAGAGCCGATAGAAGAAAAGGCAGAGAATATTATAAAAATGGTAAAAAGCATTGATGCTGAGGCTGAGGGATTAGCTAAGGAAGTAGAGAGGTTAACGAAGCGTAAAAAAGCGTTAGAAGCAAAAGCTAAAAACATGAAAGAGTATTTAGAGAGTGAAATGTTAAAAGTGGATATCCGTAAAATCAAAAGCCCATTATTTACTATTAGCATTCAGAAGAACCCTCCTAGCTTGCGTTTAGAGGACGAAGAAAAACTATTCATGTTTTTAGTAGAGCAACCTAAAAAATTAGATAAGAAAGCTATTACAAGCGCTCTAAAGGAAGGAAGAGACGTCCCGGGCGCTGAATTAGTGCAAACCGAATCATTGAGAGTGAGGTAATTAGATTGAAAATGAGTGAATCTGTAATTGAACTCAGTGTTGCATTATCCAAATTTCAAGAAAAAGTAGAACAGCCAGCAAAAACAGCAAACAATCCATTTTTTAAAAGTAGTTATGTTCCTTTGGAAAACGTCATTAGTGCAGTAAAAAAACATGCACCAGATCTAGGATTATCTTATATACAAATTCCGTTGACTGAAGAAAATAAAGTGGGAGTTAAAACAATATTGATGCACTCAAGTGGTGAATTTGTCGAGTTTGACCCATTTATGTTACCGCTAGACAAAAATACAGCACAGGGTGCAGGGAGCGCTCTAACATACGCTCGTAGGTACACATTGTCCGCGGCTTTTGGGATAGCAAGTGATGAAGACGACGACGGTAATGGTGCTAGCGGTAACACAAAGGCAAATAAAAGTTCAAAAAATTATCAGCAAACAAAACAGACGCAACCAATACAGCAAAGCGACAATTTAGCATCGCCGGCACAAAGAAAGGCTATATTTGCGAAAGCAAGCGTTGTAGGGGGCCCATTTGGACATGATGCGAAATATGTACTAGAGAGTTATAAAATTACGGATACAAAATCAATGAGCAAAGGTGAAGCTTCTGCACTAATTAAAAAACTAGATGCAGAAATAGAGGCGCAAAAACAAGTTAATTAAAACAGGAGGAGCGAGTATGTCGGGGATTCAATGGATAAAGTTATCCGTCAATATGTTTGATGATGAAAAGATTAAGTTGCTCGAAAAAATGCCAGAGGGTAACCAAATGCTTATTGTATGGATTAGGCTTCTAGCTTTAGCTGGAAAAACTAACGACAAAGGACGCATTTATTTAAACGAAAATGTACCGTATACGGAAGACATGCTCGCGACCCTTTTCAACCGTGATGTTGGGATTATACGTGTAACGTTACATACGTTACAGAGCTTCGGAATGATTCAAAAAACAGAAAATGGATTGATTGAAATAGAAAATTGGGAAAAACATCAAAACGTTGATGGTATGGAAAGGGTTCGTGAGCAAACAAGGAAAAGAGTGGAAAAACATCGAGAAGCTATGCGGCAGAACAGAATAGCGAGTGGTGATAGTAAAGGGAGTAAAGAGTGTAACGTTACAAGTAGCGTTACTGTTACGCAAAGTAACGCAATAGATATAGATAAAGAATTAGATAAAGATATTAACAACAACAACAGCGATTTAAATTTCAAGGATTTTTGGGAACAAAACGGATTCGGAATGATGCTTCCAATCGAACTAGAAAAATTGCTTGCTTGGGTAGATGATTTTGCAGGTAATCGAGAAATTGTCATGAAGGCTTTAGAAGTTACATCAGAACAAGGAGCTAACAAACGTAATTACGCCTATGTTAATAAAATTCTTAAAAACTGGGAAAGCAGAGGATTTAAAACAATAGCTGATGTTGATGCAGCGGAAAAACAACGACAGATAGAGCTAGAGCAAAAATATAACAAGCCTGCTTTCAACAAATACAACAAACAAACGAAACCAGAAATCTTGCCAGATTGGTTTGATAAGAATCAGCAAGAAGCGCATAAACAACCAGAGTTGACGGAAGAAGAGCGAGAAGAGAAGAAAAAAGCTTATGAAGAGATAATGCGAAAACTTGGAAGAGGCGACGAATTGGAGGCTCACAAATGAAAACAATCGCAAATGAGTATAAAGAATACATCACAGAAAGAATACGATTAGGTGACAACGGTATAAAGCTAACCGCTTATACTTTTAAAAATGGCTATCAAGCAAGGGTGTTAGAAGAACTCAATTCTAACTTTGTATCTATCGTACTTGTAAAGTTTGCTGACGGAAAAAGTTCTATAAAAGACCTATTTTTTCAGTTAACACCCGAACAACTGATTGAAAAGCTAGAAGAGATTAAGAATTTATGAGTTATGAAGGAGGTGCAGGCGTGAAATTTTTAGATCTGTTTGCAGGTATTGGCGGATTTCGTCTTGGCATGGAACGTGCCGGTCATAAGTGTGTAGGTTATGTAGAAATTGATAAATTCGCACGGAGAAGTTACGAGGCAATTCATGACACGGAAGGAGAGTGGACACGTGAAGACATCACAAAAGTTACGGACGATGAGTGGAGAACGTTGCGCGGAACAGTTGACATTATTTGCGGAGGATTTCCTTGTCAATCATTCTCAATCGCAGGAAAGCGACTGGGCTTCGAAGAAACTCGAGGAACTTTGTTCTTTGAAATTGCTAGAGCAGCTAAACAAATCCAACCACGCCTTTTATTCCTTGAAAACGTTAAAGGGCTATTATCGCACAATAAAGGGCAAACATTCGCTACCATCCTTAGAACGCTTCATGAACTCGGGTATGATGCGGAATGGCAAGTTTGTAACAGTAAAAACTACGGAGTCCCCCAAAACAGAGAACGCGTGTTCATTATCGGACATCTTAGAGGAGAAAGTGGACGAAAAATATTTCCTTTCGGAGGAAATGACTCAAAGGTTAATAACCAACGTATCGAAAAAATAGGCAATATTCGAAAAAAAGGAAAGTCTCAAAGTGGCGATGTGGTTTCAGTTAACGGTCTTGCTCCGACGTTATGCAGCACAACAACGCAAAAAGATCCACTTAAAGTTATTGTTATGGGCAATTTGCAAGGTTCACATGAACAAAATAGCCGTGTTTATGACACAGAGGGCGTTAGTCCAATGCTGACTACAATGCAAGGCGGAGGGCAAGAGCCAAAAATAAAAGTCAAAGAAGCGACTAAAAAAGGCTTTGCAGAAGCTTTCCCTGGCGATTCAATAAACATTAGCCATCCGGACTCAGAGACAAGGCGTGGGAGAGTTGGTAAGCAACTAGCTAATACTTTGCTAACAGGAGAAGAACAAGCTGTAGTTGAAAATGATTTCAGAATACGAAAACTAACACCTCGCGAGTGCTGGCGATTACAAGGTTTTCCCGATTGGGCATTTGATCGAGCTGCGGAAGTAAATAGTAATAGTCAGCTGTACAAACAAGCTGGGAATTCAGTGACGGTTAACGTTATTGAAGCGATAGCGAATAGGTTAGATTAGGAGGCACAAAATGAATGACGTTGTAATAAAATTAACGCAAAGGGAAGCGGAGTATGTCAAAGCAATGCTAGCGACCGATTCGCTCAAAATACAAGCTGCATACAAAAAAAGAGAAGAACTGAAAGGGCTTTTTCGTGAAAATTCATTGCTAAATGGGAATGTGTCTCGCAAGATTACGAATGCTCTTAAGGTGAGCGGAGAGAAGGAGGAAGCAGAATGGCGATGAAAGTATACGAGAAAGATAGAAAGTTTCAAATCGCGACCACAAAGGGCTGGATGGCTGCGGAAGGAACACAAATTAACATATACGGCATAGACTTTGCTTTTTGTCTAATACCTGGTAACGAGAATGTAACAGTCATTGTTTTTGAAGTCGAAAGCGGTACGTTAATGATAAAAGGGCAGGTTAGCGTGATGGATGTTATTGCCTGCAGCACAAGAGAAAAAACGGTTGATTTTTTTAAAAACAAGGTAGCGGAAGCTCTTGTGTTACAGATCAATAAGTTTGGAATTGAAAATGGTAAGGGAATTGCTGACCGAGATAAAAAGTAAGTTGGAGGTGGAGCATGAGAGAGATTGAATTTAGAGCTAAAGTAAAACGTAGTCTGCAATTAGAACAAATTAAAAATGGCTGGATTCACGGAGGTATTTTCGAAAATAAAATTATCTCACGTAATACGAACGAGGGTAGTATTTGTGCTGGATTTTGTTCGGAAGTAGAAATTATGCCCGAAACCGTTGGGCAATTCACAGGCTTAAAAGACAAAAACGGAAAGAAGATTTTTGAAAGAGACTTATGCTGGGATGAACACAATGAGTGCTACGGCGTTGTTAAATTTGAAGAAGGTAAGTTCCTATATGTGTGGGAAAACATCGTAGAAGACTTGTGGGAAGTTGCTGATGGTATTGAGATTTGTGGCAACATACACGAAAATCCGGAATTGTTGGAGGGAACGGAATGAACGAACAAGAAGCGAAGGAGATTGTCCTGAAATGGTTGAAAGAAACCAGTAAATTTTTAACACCAATCAGACTATTCTTTGACTTAGAAAACCGCAATAGCAAAGCTCCTAGACAAGTGGTAGAGGCTTACCTTGCAATCGAAAATAGAAAAATAGAGTACGAACTACTAGCCGAATTTGCCTCATGGGGATTGAAAGAGGTGGCGGAATGATTTTATATGGAGTAGTAACATATGACGAAGCAACAGAGTGGACAACGGATTTGCTAACAGCCAAAAAATGGGTAGAAAAGGCTAAGCAAGTTTTCTGCGATGGAGAAGTTGATGAAGATTACTATGTTAAGTTAATAAAATTAGACGTAGAAGCATTCTTATACGATAAATATGACAAAGAAACAGATTTGAGTGATCAGTTACACGATGAAGCTGAAACATTGAAAGAGTATCATTTGAGTTTAGATGATGACGGAACTTACATGGTGAAAGAGGTGGCGAAATAATGTGTGAGTATTGTAAGAATGACTCTATGATGAATAACGAGCCTTTACTAAGTTTTGATGAAGAGTATAAAGAACCTGGTGTTGTTAGACTAGATAGCACTGGCAACTTAGGAGTTTTCAGCTACTACGGTTTAACAGCTAGGAATATCAATTACTGTCCAGTTTGTGGAAGGAGTTTGGGATAAATGACTAAAACGCACGAATTAAAAATAGCACCCGAATATTTTGCAGCTGTTACGGAAGGACGTAAAACGTTCGAAATTAGAAAGAATGACCGCGATTTCCAGGTAGGAGATATTTTGATTTTACGCGAATGGAACAATGAATTTTCAGGCTTTCAGATCGCTGTTGAAGTAGTTTACATGACAGATTATGAACAAAAAGACGGATTTGTCGTCTTAGGGATTGTATAGGAGGAAATGAGATGAAATTAAAAATCAATGACGATTATGTAATAAGAAATAGCCAGTTTCAATACATCTTATCCAAGCAAAATGGCGTAGATAAAAACGGAACAGAAATTTTCAAAGATGTTGGTTACTATCCAACTATAGACAAAGCTTTACAGGCATTTGTTGACTATCAAATTAAAACGTCTGAGATAAACAGTTTTGAAGAATTAGCAAGTGAATTAAATGCTATCAGAGAATTGCTAGTTGATATTGCTAGTAAATTAGAAATTACAATTCCATCAACGGAGGAAGAAAAATGAAAAATATAACACAAGAATATGTGGAAGGCGTCAAAGATCATAAAGGATTTACTGTGATTAAAGCGCCAGTGGTTTCAGAGGCTGTGGCGAATTGGTTTGAGCGGAATAAAGAGGCGCTAGAATACCGCATAGGAAAATACATTTATGATTTCAATATACATGCACAAGAGAGCGACGCTTTTTATAGATTTATGAACAATGTAATAGGAAAACCACTAGAAACACTAATATCTATGCAATACGGCTATTATGTGCAGAAAGAGGTAAGCGAATGACTAGCACAATAAAAATATCTGAAAAAGATAAAGTGTTCCAGATTGCGACGGAAGCTGGGTGGGTTGAACAGACTGGAATGCAAGTGACGATTGACGGAATAGACTTTGCAATTTATCCGGAAAGGACATTAACCCAAGTATTCTTGCACGTTAATGAAATATCTAGTGGAGCTTCATTGTTAAATTATCCAATCGATCTCATAGATTTACTAGATGCAAACACTCGCAATACAGCAATTGAATTTTATAAATATAAAGTGATTCCTTTAATCCAGAAAAAAATCGAAGCAAATGGATTAGACAAATTTAGAAAAGAAGTTGAAAAAGCAAAAAAATATATGGTTGAAACTCACGGAGAGCGACCAGAAATTAAAGATTTTGAGGGGGAAGGTAAATAATGATGAATCGTGTAGTACTTGTAGGACGATTAACGAAAGACCCTGAATTACGTTATACTCCGGCTGGCGTTGCTGTTGCTACTTTTACATTAGCGGTAAACCGCACTTTCACTAATCAGAATGGAGAACGAGAAGCCGATTTTATTCAATGTGTTGTTTGGCGTAAACCAGCGGAAAATGTTGCTAATTTCTTGAAGAAAGGAAGCATGGCGGGCGTTGATGGTCGAATACAGACTCGGAATTACGAAGATAACGACGGTAAACGAGTTTTCGTTACAGAAGTAGTTGCTGAATCAGTTCAATTCTTAGAGCCTAGAAACCACGCAGAAGGCGCTACATCGAATAATTATCAAAGCGAGGCTAATTATTCAAATAACAATAAAACAAGCTCATATCGAGCGGATACGAGCCAGAAGAGCGATTCATTTGCAAACGAGGGTAAACCGATAGATATTTCAGATGATGATTTGCCATTTTGAGCAGGAGGGTGAATAAAAATGACAGCAGAAACAGCAATAAAAAAGTTGAGAAATAGATCAATGAGCATCAGATTCATGGCTAATGCGATTGCAGAAGTCACAAACTACCAAATTAGTGAGATTGAGACCATGGGGGACGAAGAAATTGAAGCGAAATATACGGCGTACGTCATTAACGAAACAAACGAGTACGCGAAGTAAATATAATGCGAAGAAAGTAGTTATTGACAATATAAAGTTCGATAGCAAAGCAGAAGCAGCATATTATCAGCAATTGAAACTATTAAAAATGACTGGTGAAGTAGTGAGTTTCGATTTACAGCCAGAATTTGTGCTACAAGAAAGTTTTCGGAAAAATGGGAAACTGTATCGAGCGATTAAATATAAAGCTGATTTTCTCGTTCATTACAGTGATGGACATGAGGAATTAATCGACATAAAAGGCATGTTAACAAAAGAGTTTCGAATCAAACAAAAACTTTTCGAACTGCGTTATATGCAATCAATTAAGTGTTTGAAACTGAAAGGGCGAAATTTCGTGGAGGTGTGACAAATGGCGGTAATGGAGATAACGAAGAGTAAAGCGAGGCAGCGGGAAATTATTAGTTATATAGCAAATAACGATGTAGAACTAGAGGAATTACTAAAGTTGCAAAAAGAACTCAATCAACTAATGAACGAGAATACAATAGAAAAGCAAAAAACTTATTGGACCAAAACGTTCGATCGCATCGTGAAAAAGAAAAAATGGCCGGAAATTACAATTCGTGAATTCGCTGATTTACGTAATGCAGGACTAACGTGTTACGCAATTGCAGAGCATTTCAAAGTGTCGAAGGCTGTAGTTTTCAATTACACACAAAGAAACAAAAAAGAATACTATCAGATTTTTGACATGAACGAATATCAAAAAAATAAGGAGATTTGGAATGATTGATAAAGTAGCGAAATTTATAGGAGCTTTGACAATTTACACTTTGTGGGTCCTAGTATTGATTTTTGTACTAGGCTTAGCAGTTAAAGGGATTTTATGGATTTGGGGAAATATGTTTTAAATAATTACAAGGGGGGCGACTTTATGGAAAAAGAAGATGGTGTTTATACTCGTATAAACGGCGAAGAAAAGTTAATCACAAAACCACCAGAAAACGGCTTCGGAAAAACTACCATAACATGGAGCCACGGCAAACCTACCACTGCTGAAAATGTACAAACAATAAAACTAAATAAATAGTCTGGTCGAAAAAATCGAAGGACGTCATGAACAGTTAAATCTGTTATGGCGTCCTTTTTTATTAATCATTATCATTGGGGAGAGTGACGAGAATGCAAGAATTAATTAATGAGTACAAAGGAGCTTTACAAGATGTGCAAGAAGTGAAAGCTAATTTGCAAACCAAAATTGATGCTGAAAAACGACCTCCGTTAGAAGTGGGACGAAAAAGAGTTTTTCAAGAAATGCCGGAAAAAAATACGATGTCGAAATTAAATAGTATTATAGACAGTTTGCAGTTCTCAATAGACTGGATGGAATTAGGACATGAACCAGCACCACGGAGAGCAATCCACCGACGTTCTGGCTTACAAAGAGAGGTAAATGTTACTGATGTAGAAACGATGCGACGATGGTTTGTACACGAGCATGGGAACGCGTATGAGTTTGAAGATAATGAGCCAGTTATATCCGAATGGGATAAAATTCGGATGGAAGATGCTATGAGTACGATGTCATCGCAAGAGAAAAAAGTATTTTTATTAAAAAACGAAAAAAATTTATCTTTGTCTCAAATTAGCGATGAACTAGAGATAAGCATTCGTTCCGTGCGATCATACTTGCATCGAGGAGAAGAAAAAATACAACAACAAATCGATGGAAGTTTGTTCTGCATGGCAATTTAGTAATTTTTGCCGCACACCTGCCACCTATTAGTGAGAAGTGAAGATGATTACAAAAATAAATCATATATTGAGTCTGCGCTCCACTTCTCACTTATATTTTATGACGACTCTTTAATTTAGAGGAGGGAGACAATTGATTATTTGCCAAAAAGAAATAAAGGAAATTATTATTACTGGTGCGGACGGTGAATTGTTAGCAACTATAACAGATGAAGAAATTATACAGCATGTAGAAGTAACAGTTGAGTTAATTGAGAAATGATTAAGGCTTTATAACTACGGATATTAAATAAAAGTTATAGCTCCGATATCTCGGGGCTTTTTTGATACATAAAGATAAAGGGAGTTGATTAACTGTGGCTAGAATGATGAATCACAACGAAAAATTTCTTAACGATGCAGAAAAGATAATAAAAGAAAGCGAAAACGTTATTGTTGTCGGAGTGGACAATAAGGGTCGTGTTAGTGCATGCTATCCACAGTCAAATGACATGGGCGCAATAATGATATTAGAAGAAGCGAAAAGAGCTTTAGGGTTAGGGTTGACAGGTAAATAATATTGTAATAAATAATTGTAATAAATAAAGGGAGTTGGTGATATGTAGTGAAACTAACCGAAAAACAAAAACGATTTGCAGATGAATATATAAAATGCGGTAATGCTACAGAAGCCGCTCGCCTTGCTGGTTATAGCTCGAAAACGGCTAATCGTATAGCGACCGAAAACTTGTCAAAACCAGTTATAAAAGGCTATATAGACAAGGTTTTAAGTGAACTCGAAGAAAAGCGAGTGATGGGTTATACAGAGGCTATGCAATTATTCACCGAAATAGCTCGAGGCGAAATGGAAGAAGAAGTAATAGTTTCGAATAGTGATGGCTTTTCCGTCGTTACAAAGAGTGCTGACATCAATCAACGAGTATCAGCACTAAAAGAGATTGTTAAGCGTCATGTAGCAGGTGGTAGAGATAAATTACAAGAAGAGCTTATTCAAGCGCAAATCGATAAGTTAAGAGCAGATACGAAGCAAGAAAGCAATCAAGGAACAACAACAATTATCATGTCGAACGTTGACGAAATGCAAGCCTACCTTGATAAAAAGGCAGGTGGCACCGATGAACGCGACGATACACAAACAACTAATTGATTACCAGGTTATCAATGTAACAGATATGATTAATCCCGCTTTTTATGACTTGTGGCTATCTAAACATAATCACATCATAGCAAAAGGCGGACGTTCTTCTATGAAGTCGTCTGTTATTAGTTTGAAGCTCGTAGAAAAGAAAATGGCTAATCCGAAATCTAACATGGTGTGCCTACGTAAAGTAGCTAATACGCTTTATAAGTCAGTCTATCAGCAGATTAAATGGGCGCTTTATGAAATGGGTGTTGCTGACCAATTCAATTTTGGTAAATCTCCAATGGAAATCGTTCATAAAACTTGGGGGACAGGCTTCTACTTCTCTGGTTGTGATGATCCCGCTAAACTAAAATCAATGAAAATTCCAGTCGGTTATGTTAGCGATTTGTGGTTTGAGGAATTAGCGGAGTTCTCTGGCGTGACTGATATTGATGTTGTAGAAGACACATTCATTCGTGAAGATTTGCCGGATGGTCAAGAAGTTACAACATACATGTCATTTAACCCGCCTCGCAATCCTTACGAATGGGTGAATGAATATGTAGACACTAAACGTGGTGACGATGATTATTTAATACATCACACTACTTATTTGGATGATGAAAAAGGCTTTTTATCCAAGCAAATCATTAATAAAATTGAGAAGTACAAAAAGAATGACCTCGATTATTACCGCTGGATGTATCTAGGAGAGGTAATTGGTCTTGGTGATAATGTTTATAACATGAACCTGTTTCAGCCGCTTAAAGCTATTCCTGCGGATGACAGGCTTATTTTAATTGATTTCGCTATTGATACAGGACATCAAGTGTCAGCTACAACATATCTAAGTTTCGGTCTCACTGCAAAAAGAAATGTTATTTTGCTAAACACATACTATTATAGTCCTGCTAATCAAGTTGTTAAAAAAGCGCCTAGCGAGTATTCAAAGGAGTTGCGGGATTTTATGACTAAAGTAGTTGGAAACTACAATACAAATGTTGATATGCAAACAGTAGATAGCGCAGAGGGAGGGCTTCGCAATCAATATTATAAAGATTATGGCGTTAGCTTACACCCCGTCGCAAAAGGTAAAAAAGTGGATATGATTGACTTTGTGTGTGATTTGTTGGCACAAGGTCGTTTTTATTATCTTGATATTCCAGAAAATCAAATATTCATCGAGGAACATAGAAAGTATCAATGGGATGTTAAAACAATCAACACAGACAAGCCCGAAGTCATCAAAGAAGATGATCATACGTGTGATGCTTTTCAGTACTATGTAAAAGACAATCTAAGGAAGTTAGGTCTCAAATTCTAGGAGGTGAAAACCTTGATTAATCAAATAATCGCAAGCGTGAAAGGAGTGATGCGGAGAATGGGACTATTGAAAGCACTGAAAGATGTAAAAGACCATAAAAAAGTAAATGCTAATGATGAAGATTATAAGTATATTGACATGTGGAAACGGCTATATCAAGGCCATTACGCTGAATGGCATAATCTAAATTACGAACACAATGGCAATCCGGTTAACAGACGTCAATTATCTATGAATTTGCCGAAAGTTACAGCTAAGTACATGTCTAAACTTCTTTTTAATGAGAAAGTGAAAATCAATATTGATGATAAAGCCGCTGAGGAATTCGTGCTTAATGTATTGAAAACGAACGGTTTTACTAAAAATATGGAGCGTTACATCGAATACGGCGAAGCGATGGGCGGTTTTGTAATAAAAGTGTATCACGACGGAAAAAAGAACGTCAAAGTTTCATTCGCGACAGCCGATTGTATGTATCCTTTGTCAAATGATAGCGAGAATGTAGACGAATGTGTTATATCTAATAGTTTTCATAAAAACGATAAATATTATACGTTGCTCGAATGGCTCGAATGGAAAGGGGAGAAAGTAGAAGTATACACAGTCACAACGGAGTTATACCAATCAGACGACCCGAACGAGCTTGGTACAAAAGTAAGTTTAGCGTTACTGTTTGATGATATTGAGCCTGTTGCGCCATTGTCAAAGTTTACACGTCCGACATTTACTTATATCAAACCTAACATTGCGAATAACAAGAATCTAACGAGCCCGCTCGGCATTTCCATTTATGCTAATGCATTAGACACATTAAAAACGCTTGATTTGATGTTCGATTCATACTATCAAGAGTTTAAACTTGGCAAAAAGAAAGTATTGGTGCCTTCGAGCTTCGTTAAAACGGCTGTTAACCTAGACGGCTCAACCACGAATTATTTCGATTCAACTGATGAAGCATTCTTTTTATATCAAGGTGACCAGGATGCAGATGGTAAATCAGTAAAAGATATATCTGTAGAGATTCGTTCAACGGAGTTTATCGAGTCTATAAACGCAATGCTACGCATTTATGCGATGCAAGTTGGATTATCTGCTGGCACATTCACTTTCGATGAAAACGGCTTAAAAACAGCTACAGAAGTTGTAAGCGAGAAGTCAGAAACCTATCAAACTAAAAACAGTCATTCGCAATTAATTGAACAAGGCATAAAAGAAATGATTGTGAGCATTCTTGAGGTCGGGAAATTTATCGAAGCTTATAGCGGCGATATAGTTGAGTTAGACACGATTACAGTCGATTTTGACGACTCTATAGCGCAAGACGAAGATACAACTATCAATCGTTACACAAACGCTAAAAATCAAGGTATGATTCCGCTAAAAATTGCTTTACAACGTGCTTGGAATATTACTGAAGCTGAGGCTGATGAGTGGGCTGAAATGTTAGCGAAGGAAAAACAAGCGGAAATGCCTAACAACGATATGACTGGGATATTCGGCGAAGAGGAGTGATATAGATGGCACTAACTCCAAGACAACTCGACTTGTTTGTGCAACCTGTTGTTGATGTTTACACAACGCTCGAAAATGAATTGTTCACTCTTATTGTTCGCCGATTGAAAACAAAGAAAAATATCAGCGCAGATAATGTGCTTGCTTGGCAAATAGAAAAACTTAATCAAGTTCATGCACTAGATCAGCAAATGATTGAACGAATTTCCAAAGCTTCCGGCGTTTCAGCTAAGAAGCTTTTTTCTATTGTTAAAGATGCGGGATACAGCGATTTAACACAAGTAGATAACTATTTCAGTAAATTAGCTGAAACAGGCGCTGTGTTGCCACTAGTAAGCGATGGGCAAACGATAGTCGATAAAGTAATGAGAAGTTATTTTAAGTTAGCACAAAGCAACTATAATCGCGTCAATCAAACGATGTTATCGCAAGCAAGACAAATCTATTCAGATATCATTCACGAAACGACACAGAGCGTCTTAGCTGGTTTAAAAACACATAGACAAGCATTAGCGGAAACAGTAACTAAATTCGCTGAAAATGGCGTTCCTGCGCTTGTAGATAAGGCTAATAAAAGATGGACACCAGAGGCTTACGTCCGAACCGTTACAAGAACAACCGTCAACAGCGTTTATAACAGCGTTGAAGATGAGCGAATGAATGAATATGGCGTTGATTTAGTGCGTATTTCGCAACATGTAGGAGCTAGACCAACGTGTTCAATTGTTCAAGGCAAAGTCATCTGTTTGTTATCTGTTGAAGAAACAAAAACGAAATACGGCAATAAATACATGTCTATTTACTCGCCAGAGCTTAGATATGGTTATGGAGATGGGATTTTCGGTTGTAATTGCCGTCACCATCGTTTTGCTTTCGTTGAAGGCATTAACATTGCACCAGGCGAGAACGAGTTAATAGACGAAGAAGAAAACAAACGCGTTTATATGTTGAGTCAGCAACAACGATTGATGGAACGCGACATAAGAGCAGCTAAACGCAAGCTGTCAGCTGCCGAAGAATTAGGCGATGAACTAACAGTTAAAAAGGCTAAACAAGCTGTTAGAACGAAGCAAAGCAAGCTAAGAGCATTTGTAAAAACGCACAATTTAACAAGACAGTATAGCAGAGAAAAAGTATATGCCTAACATTCGACCTGAACGAAAGTCGTTAAAAGTCGGCTCTCGTGATCGTATCACGTAAAAACAACGTAGGAGGAATAAGAAATGGAAAGAGACTTTTTGAAGGAATTAGGCTTGGAAAAGGAAACTATCGACTCTATTATGGTCGAACATGGTAAGTCGATTCAGAACGAAAAGGACAAGGTAACATCAGCGGAAGCAGAAAGAGACGGGCTTAAAAGCCAGCTTGCGCAACGGGACGATGATATCGAAGCTTTAAAAACTGATTCCGGAACGAGCAAATCTTTAAAAGCTCAATTGGAAACACTGCAAGACAATTACGAAACTTTGAAAAAAGATTCGGAAGCTAAATTAGTAGAAACTCGCAAAGGTGCAGCACTTGATTTAGCTTTAGCAAATGCGAAAGCAAGAAATCCGAAGGCTGTAAAAGCTTTACTGGATAACGACAAACTAGAACTGACAGATGAAGGACTGAAAGGCCTTGACGAACAGCTAGGAGCATTGCAAGAAAGCGATGCTTATTTGTTTGCTCAAGAAAGCGAGGCGGTTCCGAAATTTGGATTCAGTGGCAATCCAACAGCTCCGGCTGGTTTCAGCGGTTCGTTGAAGGAAAATTTAAAATCAGATTCATTTAATTTAACAAAATTTTTAACGGAAAAAGGAGAGAGTGAATAATGGGAAATGAAATCACAAAATTATTAGACGTAGTAACACCAGAGGTTTTTAATGCGTACATGGATAACTTCACATCTGAAAAATCAGCAATTATCCAATCGGGAATTGCAGTGGCTGATCCAAGCGTTGCGCAAAATATTACAGCGGGCGGGTTACTTGTTAATATGCCGTTTTGGAACGATTTAGACGGCGAAGACGAAACTTTAGGTGACGGTGAAAAAGGGCTAGAAACAGGTAAAATTACTGCTAGCGCTGACATTGCTGCGGTAATGTATCGTGGGCGCGGATGGTCAGTCAACGAACTTGCGGCGGTTATTTCGGGAGACGACCCTTTAGACGCTTTAATGGGGAAAATCGCTTCTTGGTGGATGCGTCGTGAGCAAACTGTACTAATTTCCGTGTTAAATGGACTGTTTGCTAAAAACGGTGCATTGGCAAGTTCCCACTTGCTATCAAAACCAACATCTGCAATTTCGGGGAATTTAGTATTAGATGCAAAACAGCTTCTTGGAGATTCTTCGGATCGTTTAAGCTTAATGGTTATGCATTCAGCGGTTTATACAGCCTTGCAAAAACAAAACTTAATTGCATTTATTCCAAATGCTCGTGGGGAAGTCAATATCCCAACTTATTTAGGATATCGTGTAGTTGTAGACGACGGAGTGCCTTCCACAGGAACAGGAGCAGCAAAAGTATACACTTCATATTTATTTGCAACAGGTTCCATCGGAAGAAACACAGGGAACCCAGCTAAGTTAACAACATTTGAAACAGCTCGGGATGCCTCTAAAGGTAATGACCAAGTGTTTACTCGACGTGCTTTCACAATGCACCCATATGGAGTTAAATTTAAAAATGCAGTTCGTGATGCTAACGAAATCACTCCAACAAATGCGGACCTAGCAAAAGCTGGAAATTGGGAAAAAGTTTACGAAGACAAACAAATCGGTATCGTTGGTATTCAGCATCTAGTTGAAGAATTACCAGCTAGCGGAGCATGATAAAAGGGGGCGAATATTATGCCTTACACGACACTAGAATTTTATACTAACGAGTATGCGGGGGAGCATTTGGAACAGGATGAATTTGACAAACTGTTAAAGCATGCTGAAAGAAAAATTGATTCAGTGACATTTTACCGAATACGCAAAAGCGGGATTGAATCGTTTAGCGAATTTATTCAGCATCAAATACAGTTAGCTACTTGTAATCAAATCGAGTATTTCAAAGAGGCGGGCGGAACAAGTGAGTTAGCTGTTTCTAAGCCGGATAACGTATCAATCGGAAGAACTTCTATTAGTGATAGTAATTTTGCATCAACTGCTACATCACTTAATAGCGGATTGATTGGTAGCGATGTAAGGTCCTATTTAGCGCATACAGGTCTTCTTTACAACGGGGTAGGTGTTCGTTAATGAAAGTAGTAAAACCGATAACAAATGCCCCTCCGTTGCCTCTTGATTGGCTAATTCATAACATTAGTTATGAAGCGTATAAAGAAGAAGATAGACATAATCAAGTCGTTTATGAAAAAGGCATTGAGATTGAACATGTTCGTGTTGATTTCTCAAAATCAAATCAAATCGCGGGATTATCCGATAGTGATAGATATGACGCGGTTATCTTTATTGATGCAGTGAACAGCATGAACGTGCCAGCTGATTTTATAAGTAGATCGAGAATTTTTTTCTCTGGAAAAGCTTATAAGATTGTCAAAGTTATACCTTGTTATGCGACCTCTGAAAATGTGCACCATTGGGAGATAGAGGTGGTTTGATGCCGATTAAAGTTAATATTGACCTTTCAAAAGCCAAAAAGAATGTAAAAAAAGCCAAGGAAGGCGCACAATTCGCTTTAATTAATCAAGCCGCTGCCGATATTTCTTTGTATGTCCCCTTTTTGGAGGGTGATTTATCAAATCAATACGTTATTATGAACGACAAAGAAATAATGTGGACATCTATTTATGCACGGAGACTCTACAACGGAATAAACTTCAATTTCACACTCACACATCATCCGTTAGCTGGCCCGGAATGGGACCAACGGGCAAAAGTAGATAAGTTAGAAAGTTGGATAGAAGTAGCGCAAAAATCGGTTGAGGAGGGACTATAATGTCATTAGATTTTTTAGATAGTGTTATGGATGCTATCGAAAACAACGTCGATTTAAAAGATATGAAATTAAGAACAGCGATATTAAAACCCGAGTCAATCGCTTTGCTACTGACTCCAAATAACGATAAACAAGGTTATCAAGACGGCTCTTATGAGCGGTCTTTTTCTTTTAATCTAAACGGATCTAGCAAGCAAGAAATGAAAGTTTTAGGTGTTTTGAATGCAATTGCTGCTTATTTTGATAAGACAGAAATAGAGAGTATTCAGAGCTTAAATAACAGCTTTGTGCTAGAAGACAAAGAAACAACTAGTGTGCCGAACCTCGTTTCGGCGAGCGATGATGGAACATTCATTTATAGCGCTAGTTTCAAAATCAAATTATATATTGAAAGCGAGGAAAAATAAAAATGGCTAGAATTAAAAATGCGAAAACGAAATACTTTGTAGCTGAAATTGTTGATGGTGCGGGCGAGCCAGTATGGAAACGGCTGTCAAAATGGATTACAAACGTGTCAGACGATGGGTCAGATAACACCGAAGAGCAAGGCGATTATGACGGTGACGGCAACGAAAAAACGGTTGTGCTAGGTTACTCAGAAGCTTACACATTCGAAGGGACACACGATCGTGAAGACGAAGCGCAAAACTTAATTGTCGCTAAACGTAGAACGCCAGAAAATCGCGGAATTATGTTTAAAATCGAAATTCCAGATACTGAAACAGCAATTGGTAAAGCGACTGTTTCGGAAATTAAAGGTTCCGCTGGCGGCGGGGATGCTACGGAGTTCCCAGCGTTCGCTTGCCGTATCGCTTATGACGAAACACCAAAAGTTACAAAACCCTGAGGAGAGCCCGTCCAGCGTCGAAGTGGACAAGGCGACTATTACGTTAAAAGTTGGTGAAACATCCACTATTACTGCTTCAGTATTACCTGTCGGAGCAAGTCAAGAAGTAACTTTTACTTCTTCAAATCCACCAAAAGCAAAAGTAAATGCTAGTGGAGTGGTTGAAGGTGTAGCAGAAGGAACAGCAAACATAACTGTTGCATCTAAAGGAAGCCCTTCTATCAATAAAGTAGTACAAGTAACAGTGGAAGCAGCAGATTAATAAATAAAGCCCTTACTCAATGTAGGGGCTTTTAAATTGGAGGAAATCATACATGACACAAAACAATGTAATTAATATTCAATTAGAAGAATCATATCAAGAGTTTCAGCTTGGCACGGAACTGTTTAGAGTTGGTTTAGGTGATGAAATGCGCCGCAAATGGATTGAAGCAGATGAGAAGTACAAGAAGAAACTGGAAAAGCTAAATAAATACAACATTGATAATACAGACGAAATGAGTTCAGAAGAATACTTTACATTAGAAGAAGATGTAAAAGAGGCTTTAACTGAAGCATATGCAATTTTATTGGATGACGAAAAAGCATTCGATAAATGTTATGCGCAATGCAAAGATATTTTAAAAATGTACCAAGTATACAATCAAGTTGCAGAAATCATTGTCGGTTCAGTAGAAAAACAACAAAATGAAATTCAAAAGAAATATAAAGCAAAAATGACTAAAAAAGCGAAGTGATTTAAATGCTTTCGCTCGCTTTTGGAGTTAACGATATTTACGAATACGAGGGGAAAGAGTATAAGCTCGATTTAGCTTTTGACAACGTTCTAAGAGTGATTGATTTAACGGAAGATAATAGTTTATCTAATGTGTTCAGAGCTAACCTCGCAATTGATGTGCTTTTTGCTGATGATATGCCTTGGCCACGTTCAAATGAGGAAGACAAATACGCGAACATTGAAGAAAAATCGTTGGTGCTTATTGATATTTTCACTAATTATATTGTTAAAGAAAATGACGATGGTTTGCTTTATGATATCGACGGAAACAAGATGCCAAGCGCTACAAACAACAATGACGAAGCGGAAGAAATTGCTTCATATTCATTAACGCAAGATGCGGATTATATCTATGCTTCTTTTTTACAAGACTACAATATTGATTTATTAGATAGTCGCGGGAAGATGCACTGGTATAAGTTTAGAGCATTGTTAGAAAGTTTGCGTGATGATACAACAATTAAAACGATAATCGGCATTAGGCAAGCGGAATTACCTTCTGGAAAAGGAACAGAAAAAGAACGAAACGAATTAATTAAACTGAAAAACAGATATAAGTTAAAAGATTAGAGGTGAGAACATGAGTGATGGATCAGTAGTAATTGAGATTAGTTTAGACGATAAAAAAGCAGACAAACAACTTGATGCTTTTGAAAAAGATTTGGAAAAAGCAGGAACTAACGCGGGGGCGGCATTAGATAAAGCATATAGAGAAGCGGTTTCAGATATTGCTAGTCAATCGAAACGATTAAAAGACACGTTTGTAAATGCGTTTAAATCGATGGGAAGCGCTGGCTCAAATGCTTTAAAAGCTAGTTTGAACTTTATGCGTGAGTTGCCTTCAAATGTACAAGCCGCACTATCTAAACTTGCATCAACAGTAAAAACTGGGTTCGTAAACGCTGCTAAAGCATCTATTACAGTGATAAAGGAACTTGGAACAAGTATCAAAAACACAGCAGTTAATATCAAAAACGGCTTCTTTTCAATTGCTAAGACAGTGCAAAGTAGTATTGTGTCAGCTGTTAAAGTATCAATTAATGTCATTAAATCCATCCCTAGCGCAATTAAAAGTGCTGGAATCAGTATTAAATCCGCATTAGTAAGTAGTTTGCAAGCAGCTAAATCGGCTGCTATTTCTTTTGCTCAAACTACTGTAAAAGTTATTAAAAGTATTCCAGTAGCTGCTAAAACAGCGGCTACAGCAGTGAAAAACAGTTTCGTAGTAGCTTACAAAGCGGTGGTAGTTGCTGCTTATATGAGCGTAAAAGGAACTATTAGCGCTGTGAAAGCTATTCCTAGTGCTACAAAATCAGCAGCGTTAGCAGTAAGTAGCGCAATGAAAACGGCTTTTAGCGCTGTAGCAAGCGCGGCGAAAACGACAGGAACAACAGTGAAATCAGCATTAAAAACAGGATTTAGCGCTGTGAAATCCGGAGCGAAAGCGGCTGGCCAAGCTGGCATTTCTGCATTAAAAGGCCTAGGAAACATTGCGAAAAGCACTGGCTCGTTAATTAAAAGTGGATTAGTAAGCGGATTTAACGCAGCTAAAGCGGCGGCAAAAGGTGCAGGCGCTGGAATGCGTGAAGCGTTAAAAAATTCGGTTGAAAAGCCCGCCGAACAAGCTCGTTTTAGTCTTCTTAAATTAGCAGCGGCATTAGGACTTATTGCGGCTACTAAAAACGTCGTAGGCAGCGCTATTGGGCGTGTTGATACGATTGATACTGCGACTAAATCGTTAACTGTTTTAACTGGTTCCGCAAAAGATGCACAGTTAGTTATGACGGATTTAACCGCCGCTATCGACGGCACACCAATTGCGCTCGATGCTGTCGCATTAGGCGCTAAAAAAATGGTAGCAGCGGGTATGAAAGCAGCGAATGTAAAACCTGTTTTCACAGCTATTGCTGATGCGGCGTACGGGGTCGGTAACGGTTCAGAATCAATTGACCAGATGACAGATGCTATCTCAGCATTGCAAGCATCTGGTGTTGCTTACGCAGATGATATCAATAGGCTAGTTGACGCGGGTGTTCCGGCGTGGCAAATTTTAGCCAATTCGACAGGTAAAAGTGTTGGAGAAATGAAGAAATATGTTTCCGAAGGATCTTTAGAATCAACAAAAGCTATCGCAATGTTGACAAAAGGCATCGAAGAAGGAACAACTGGAATGGCTGGGAATACTGCCAAAATGGCAGGTCTAGCAAAAACAGCAGGTAACACTATCAGCGGTTCATTTGCAAACATGAAAACCGCAGCCGTTAAGAGCCTTGCTAATATCGCCGAAAACTTAAAAGGCCCGATTATTCAAGCGCTAGATGTTGCTAAAAACGCATTTAAACAGTTTGCGGCAGTAACAGCAAGTCCTGAATTCCAGAAAAAACTTTCTGATTTAATCCAAAAAATTAAAGAGTTTATACCTGTTTTAATCGAATGGGCGCCATTGTTGGCAAAAGTAGCCGCTGGATTTGTGGCTTTTAATATTATTAGTAGCGTATTTTCAAAAGTAGCTAAACTAGCAGGAGCGATAAAAAGTTTGACGTCTAGCGGGTCACTACTTTCAGTTGTAGTTAATACAATTAAAGGGTCATTCGTTAAATTAGCAGGAACACTCGGCTCAACAACTGCTGCTTTCGGCGTTGTTGCTGCGGCGGTTGGCGCAGTGATAGCTGTTATCTATGGAATGTATACCGCTTTTAAGGAAAACACGGCGGGGATAAAAAGCTTTCTATCTGGCATGTGGGAAGCGGTGAAAAACTCATTCGGCAAGATAATAGATGTTTTCAAACAAATAGTATCAGCCCTAAAACCCGTCGGAAGCGGGTTTAAAGACATATTGAAATATATCGGCGTGGGGGCGTGGATTGTACTTGGTTTCGCTTTAGCGGCTGTCGTTGATATTATTCAAGTGCTAGCACGAATAGTGTTAGTAGCTATTAAAGCGTTACAGGGACTTTACTATGCTATTAAAGCAGCATTTCAAGCGCTACAAGGTGATTTAAAAGGTGCTAAGAAAAGCTTAGAAAAGTCCAAAGATGCCTTTGTCGATGCTGGCTCAGCTATTAAAGATGCTTTTAATAAAGATAATTATGCATTAACTGGTACTGTTGAAGCCTTCAAACAAATGGGTGGAGAAGCCGAAAAAACAGCGAAGAAAACAGAAACATCAGGTAAAAAGATAAAAGACACATTAAAACTAGTAGAATCTACTGCTAAGCAAACAGAAACAACAGTTTCGAAGTCAAATCAAGCAATAGATACGATGTTAAGCGGTGGAGTAGATCAGTACGGCAATAAACTTAGTGAGAAAACTAAGTCGTTCTTGAATTCTGCTAAAGAACTATACAGTCAGTATCAAGAATCAGCTAAAAAGTCACAAGATGCTTATACTGCTGCTATGGAAAAAGCGCAAACTTTAGAAGGAGATAAGCGTAAAAAAGCTATAGCGGATGCGAACACAGCGTTGGTATCAGAAATCAATAAAAACAACGGTACACTTTTAACCCTTCAAGCAGATTATGCAAAACTGTTGAAAGGCAATAAGTGGGTCGACGGCACAGAATTAACTGCACAACAAAAGAAATTTTTACAACAACAAACGGCGGATATTCAAGCAGAGTTAGCAAAACAAAACCAGCTTTATGTAGAAGGCAATTTGCTGAAATTAGCAAACGGCAAGACGTTAAACGAAAAAGAACGCTCTACAAGCATCGAAGTGCAAAAAAGCTTATATGCAGATAGAAAAAAAGCAGTCGAAACTGGAGAAAAAGAACTAGCTGATTTGAAAAAGAAAAAAGCGGACGCTTCAACTGAAACTGAAAAAGCAAACTATCAAATTCAAATCGACGAACAAACGAAGAAGAACAAAACATTAGCCGGAAACTTACAAAAATGGGCTAGTGAAATGAATGCTATTATCGCGAATGGCGGGACTTTAAACGCAGAAACTTTTGCAAAAGGTTTGTCAGAAATGGGAAACATTAGCGACGAACAACTAAGCGCAGTTTGGCAAGACTTTGTAAAAGTGAGCGGTTCTATTGACAACACACTAGCAGGATTAGGCGCTATTATGAGCCAACGCGGTGGGGAAGGCGTTCAAGCGTTTGTTACAGCACTTCAAAGCGGAGATTATACAACAGCTGCATTAAATATTAACAATGATGTTATGAATACTCTTTCAACTTTGCCAAACGGCATGTTCCAAAACGGGCAAAGTGGCAAGGATCAATTTATCGCTGCGATTAAATCAGGGGATTTTCAAGGAGCTGGCAAATTTTTACTTGATGGAGTGAAATTAGGAGCATCTCCTCTTCCGGGCGAGATGAACAATATCGGAAAACAAGGCGGAAATGCAAACGCGGACGGCTTGAAGAGTACAGCTGAAGCAAATAAAAGCGCTGGCGCCGAACTCAAAAACAATGCAAAAAATGGCGCTTTTGACCCGAATTTATTCAAAATGACAGGAGCAAATAACGCATCTGGTTTTAATGGCGGGATATTAGACGGAAAAGGAAATGCTTTTTCAGCAGGGACTGGTATAGGTAACTCTGCTAAAAGCGGCGCGGCCTCTGTTGATTCTAGCGGAGTTGGTTCTGACTTCGCATCTGGATACGCGCAAGGTATAGCTAGCGGCGGCATGATGGTTGCTGGTGCTGCATCTGCATTAGCAAATAAAGCGCTAGCAGCAGTTCAGAAAAAACAAGACTCGCATTCACCTTCCAAAGAGTCAAAAAAACTAGGTGGAGACTTCGGAACTGGTTATTCATTAGGTATCGCAGACAAAAATAAAGCAGTGACGAAAGCGGCGAATAATCTAGTAGCTAGTGCGCTAGGTACTGAATCGCAAATCAAGAAGCTGTCTAGCACGCTGAAAGACAAAATATCCTCAGCAATTGATGCGGGATTACATTCTAAGAATAAGAGCGTTGGACAACTCAAACAAGCGAAAGCATTAAGTAGCATAGAAGGCTATATCGGACAACAAACAAACAAGCTAGCGGCAACAGCTAAAAAACGTGATAAAGTAGTCGCTCAATTAAAAGCCGCTAACACAAAGATGGCTGACTTGACGAAACAAAGTAAAGAGTATGCGGCTTCAATCACGGAAAAAATGCAAAGCTATGGATCTATTAGCAACGTAGACCCAGAAAATCCGCAGTCGATTCAGCAAGAAATGCAAAAACGTTTAAAAGAAATCAAAGCTTTCCAAGCGAATGTGGAAAAACTGCGCAAAAAAGGCGTTAGTAAAGATATTGTAAGTGATATTTTAGATGCTGGTGTAGAAAATGGTTCATCTTATGCGCAAGCTCTTGCTAAATCTGATGCTAAGACTATCAAAGCAATCAATAGCACGCAGAATCAAATCAATTCCGCTTCAAAATCGATGGGAAATACAGCAGCTAATGCTATGTATTCTGCTGGTATTAACGCGGCGAAAGGACTTATAAACGGACTTAACAGTCAGAAGAAACAACTAGAAAACACAGCTAAGAGCATCGCTAACACAATCACTAATTCGGTGAAAAAGGCGCTTAGAATTCATTCGCCTTCACGTGTTGCGGTTGAGCTAGGTAAGTTCTTTACTGGCGGTCTTGGAAATGGTGTCTTAGCTGGTGCTAAAGGTGCGGTGCAATCAACTAACAAAATGGTTGATAAGGTAGTAAACGCTGCTTCTAATATGACCGTCCCAGCTATAACTTTGCCGAAGATTTCCGCAGAAAAAGCGTTAGGTCTAAAAAGCGTAGATCTAAACAGAACTATCACCGTTAAGACGATTATTGATAATAAGACAAAAGAGTCTAGCAATGCAGATTTAATCAAGGCAATTCAACAATCTGGGGACAGACCTATCATTTTCAATGTCGATGGTAAAAACTTAGCAGAAAATGCAAACAATAGAATAGGTACGATGGGTAATTTAGGACTTTATGGAGGTGGCTTACTTTGAACAAAAAAACAGATTTATATTTAATGCAAGCGAATAAAATTATCAAGTTAAACGAAAAACATAACTTTGAAATAAGCGAAGTAAGCCGCGCTAGTCCTCAAATTATCAATAATTATACTAGCTATGAGTTTAGCGACGGAAACCGTTCGAGTGATAGTAATTTCGATAGCTTTGATATTGAATTTACATGCAGATTCAAAACAAACGGTAATATCGACTATCACGTTCGACTTGATGAATTATTCGAGGATATTTTTATCAGAAAAGAATACTACATTTTTCATACGAAAACGCCCGGGAAAAAATATTGCGTTCATCCGGGCGCTTTTGATGTAGAAAGAAAAGCGGCTGGACATGCGCAGTTTACGCTAACATTTGAAGTCTTTAAAGGATTTAGCGAATCGCTAGGCACTAGCCTTTCACCTTTCGCCTTCAGTGAGGGGATATGGCAAGCGGGGCAAGGTATTGTATCGCGAAATTATAAGTATAAGCACACATCAAACAGATTTAGTATTTACAATGCTGGAAGCTTCGATATTGACCCACGTATGCACGATTTAAGAATTACTATTAAGAACTGTCGAAGTGATGGGCTATTAACAATAAACAACAAATCTACTGGTGAAAAATTCGTATTCAATGAGAAAATCTACGCTTATGACACGATCGAACTGGACGGCAGTAACATCTTGAAAAACGGAGTGCGTTGCGGCCGGAAAACAAATCTCGGTCTTATTTCGTTATTATCTGGTGAAAATGAAATCGAAATCGAGAATGTAAGCAACATCGAAACAACCTGGGATTTTCCGTTTTTATATAAATGATGGTGGTGAGAAAATGGACATATTTGTAAGTGACTACGAAAAGCAATACAAAGAGATTTTAACAGGCTTTGACCCTACCTCTTTCGTAGAAACATGGGTTGAAAATCAACAATGGCAACTAGATTTTTATGTAGAGAAAACAAGAAATAATCAAGATGTTTTCGACTTACTTAATCACGAAAGTAGTGTTTATCTCGATGGCCAAGAATTTATTGTTAAGCAATTGAAGCGGGGCGCAGTTGGGAAAATAGTTTATTCAGAAGTCACAGCAACGCATATTTATTTCACGATGCAAGATGATTACCAGTACAACGCTATTTCTGGTTCTAAGAGTGCAAAAGATTGTTTGACACATATTTTCGCAGCTGATAAACAAGGTTTTAGCTTTGAACTCATTGACAAAAACAAGGTTTTAGAAAATATTACACAAGAAAATTTTGGGAATGGTAACTTACTAAAACTAGTTCAAGAAGTGTTAGAAGATTATAAGCTTGTTATGTTAGCAGACAACAAGCGTTTGACATTTATTCCTGCTGAGGATTACGGAGAGCATACAGAGAATGAAATTCGCTACAACAAGCACACAAACGAAGTTGATTTCGATATTGACACGTTATCCTTAAAAACGCAAATTCGGGGATACGGCAAAGTCGACAGCAACGGAAATAACTACTTTCCGCCAGTTACTTTTACCAGTCCAGAATCAACTAAATGGGGTGTACGGATTCAAGAACCGCTATCAGACGAGCGCTATACGACTTCTAGCAGTATGCTAAGACGTTTGAAGCTTGAACTGCAAGACTATCCAGCGACTACGGGGAATATCTCTTTAAAGCTTAAATACGAATGCGGAAAAGGCGATTATGTGATGTTTGTTTATGAACCGCTAGGCCTTTTATACGAAGTTCAAATAGTCGCTTATAAGAAATACATTTTTACAAACAAACCGCCAGAGCTGACACTCTCAAACAATAAAAAGACGATGGTTTCCATCATGGTTCAACTAGCAAAAGCGATTAAGAAAGGAGCAAAATAGATGGATTTAAAAAAATGGCAAGACCCGCTTATGAACTCAGAACTACAGCAAGACTATAACGATAATTTAGTAAAACTAGCTGGAAGCCTTGAAAAAGCTAATCAAGATATGACGCATGTAAATCAACGTATATCTAACTTAGTTATTAAATCCGGCGGGAATGAATCGAATGAAGTAGTAGACGCACGCGTTTCTTCTCTGGTTCCAGAAACTGAATTCACAACATTAAACGATAGAATAAATTACGCGGAAAATGCTTTAATAACAGGTGTCGGGAAGCTTTCAACGAATGTTTATGATCTAATGGATAAATACAACGATATAGATACTATTTTAAAGCGTTTATATGGCTTAGATAGCAGCAACATTGAAATATTTGTGGATGATTCAAGAGGCGACGATATAGCAGGAACTGGTGAAATTGATGCACCTTTTAAAACAATAAATAAAGCGGTAATGACTTTGCCTCGTGTACTAAATAGTAACTCTGTGAATATCTGGATTGTTCCTGGTCGCTATAATGAAGACGTCGTCATTCCGCCGATTATGGGCGGAGATATCTATATTAGATCAACAAACTTTGAAACAGTAGACCCTACCAGCAGCACCGGATGCCAAGTTCGAAGTATTTCCGCAACAGGAAGCAACGGTTATCTATATATTGCTGGTTTAGAAGAAACTAACACGGCAGGAACAACGAAAAACTACTTTATCAAAGCAATAAGATGCGGTTTTGTAAGGATTACAAAATGCAGAATGGCCTTCAATACTAAAGCGATAGACCCGTTCACTGCTGTGTTTATTGATGCTTGTTCTGCTGATGTTAACGGTTGTTACTTCGCTTCGCAAAACGTCGATGTGCGCGGTTATAACACTGCAAGGGTGGAGGTTCAGAATATCGTCCATGGTGCTAAAAGTGCAATCGGTTTGTATCCTCAGTCAGCTGATATCTTCAATCTCAATAGCGGGACTTGGGAAGCAGATACGCCTACCAAATTGAGCGGCGGGGGAGTTGTTAGAACATGACTGAAAATGTTATTCATAAAAATGGTGTATATGATTTTAACGTCACAACGCAAGAAGATAAACCACTTCAAAAAGCTGTTTTTTATACGCAAGATACAGGCGGGACAGCTAGACTTATTTTTAATATAGATAAAGATAATCAAGATTTAGGATTATCGTCTGCTGCTGAATTAGAGCTTGCTATGATTTTAGCGAAAGGAACAGAGTCAGAGAGCAAGTATCTTGTGAAACCAACAATCATCGATGGAGTGCGAGGAATTGCAGAATACGCACTTACAGACTCCCAAATATCTCATGCTGGCACTGCTATTGCTGAATTATATATAAAATACAAAAACACTCAAGCGATGCGCGTATATAAGTTTGAATTCGAGATAAAAAAAGCATTAATAGATAGCGACTTTTTCCCGGTGGCAGAATTTTACGTAGAGCGCTGGGATGATTACGAAAAGATATTCGATGAATCGTTCGAAAGATTAAACACTAAATTAGATGGCGTAGATAAAAAAGCGGATGCTTTAAAAACACAATTTGATGCTATGCAGCCCGAGCAATTCGCGCAAAAAGCAGACTTAAATGCCCATTTGAATAACACGGATGTTCACGTTACGTCAGCGGATAAAACGAACTGGAATGCCAAAGAAACAACGGCTAGCGCACAGGCTAAAGCAGATAAAGCGCTTGCTGATGCAAAAGCTTTTTTTGAACTATCTAGCTCTGTACAAAGTGTTACTTTGACTCCGAAGAACGGATTTGTTGCAAGTCAGCCTTTAATAGCTCGATACATTAAGTTTGGCAATCGGTTTCTAGTCATTGTTAGCGGAATTGTAGGCAAAGGGACTGGAAGTGGAACTGGCATATGCGCAACGTTACCAACTTTTTTGGCTCCTGATGCGAGCTGGAATAAACTTTATTCCGCTGCACAGCAGAGTACGGCAGCAAGTAATCAAGCGAATATATATCTAAGTGTGAGCGCTGATATAAATATCGTTGGAGTTGGTTCGGTAGACGTGAACACCGGACTTGATGGCATAATTTATTTAACTAAAGAGGTGACAACATGAGCGAGTTAATAAAAGTTTTTAAATATGATGACAACGGTATTTTTGAACGTGACGATTTAATTGTTTTGGAAAAAGGGGAGAAGATTCCGGATGGCTATACACTAATTGAACCACCAGTACCAGCAATTAATCCGGTTTTTAATACGAAAAAGCAAAAATGGAGTTCTGGTGAAGAAGCAAGCATTCCAGAACCACCAGAATTGACCGAACTTGAAAAATTAACACAAGATTATGCAGACTTAATGCTATATGTAGCAGAAGTCGAACAGAAGACGGAACAAACGCAACAAGATAATGCAAACTTACTATTATCTTTGGCGGAGGCAGGTGTTTTGTAAATGATTAACTGGTATGAAAAAGTAAAAGATTATTTTTTAGGCGGCTACTATACTGAAGCAGATGTTAATAAATTCGTTGCTTTAAAAAAGATAACGAGATCACAAGCAGATGAAATAATCGCTATGAAAGAAGCAAAAGCCGAATAGGCTTATTTTTTATGTTGAAAATAGGGGATGATTGGGATGTATGAAGGCTTAACGAAAGTATTTGATTATGCTTTAGCAAAAGAAATGTTTTTCGCGGCGCTATTTGTCGCACTGTTTATTATTTTGTTGATTATTACTAAAAGAATCTGGGATGACTCAAAAATAGTAAGAGTAGAAATGAAAGAAGAGCGGGACAAAATGGAAACAGAGCGCGAAAAGCGAGATAAAGAGTCGAAAGAAGAACGAGATAAGTTTATTAGTACGATGAACGAACAACAGCGTTTAATGGACAAGCAAAATGACATGATGGGCCAACAACAACAGTCAATTGACAGTCTGTCAAAATCGGTTGGCAAGTTAGCGCATAAGGTAGATTTACTAGAACACAAAATTACAAAATAAAGGATGATGAAAATGGATTTTGGAAAAGAGTTACTAGTTTATATGACATTTTTAGTAGTTGTAACGCCTGTTTTTGTGCAAGCAATTAAAAAAACAGAGCTAATTCCTTCGAAATGGCTTCCAACAGTAAGTATTCTTGTCGGGGCGATTTTAGGGGCATTGGCAACATCTTTGGATGGTTCTGGATCGCTTGCAACGATGATTTGGGCAGGTGCATTAGCAGGAGCGGGCGGAACTGGTTTATTTGAACAATTTACTAATCGAGCTAAAAAATATGGAAAGGATGATTAATAATGGCATTAACAGAGGCATGGCTAATTGAAAAAGCAAATCGCAAATTGAATACGTCAGGTATGAATAAAGCTACATCTGATAAGACTCGGAATGTAATTAAAAAAATGGCAAAAGAAGGGATTTATCTTTGTGTTGCGCAAGGTTACCGCTCAACAGCGGAACAAAATGCGCTATATGCACAAGGGAGAACCAAACCTGGAGCGATTGTTACTAATGCTAAAGGTGGGCAATCTAATCATAATTTCGGTGTAGCAGTTGATTTGTGCTTGTATACGAGCGACGGAAAAGATGTTATTTGGGAGTCGACAACTTCCCGGTGGAAAAAGGTTGTTGCTGCTATGAAAGCGGAAGGATTCGAATGGGGCGGAGATTGGAAAAGTTTTAAAGACTATCCGCATTTTGAACTATGTGACGCTGTAAGTGGTGAGAAAATCCCTACTGCGACACAAAACACCAATCCAAACAGACATGATGGGAAAATCGTTGACAGCGCGCCACTATTGCCAAAAATGGACTTTAAATCAAATCCATCGCGCATGTATAAATCAGGAACTGAGTTCTTAGTATATGAACATAATCAATATTGGTACAAGACGTACATCAACGACAAATTATACTACATGTATAAGAGCTTTTGCGATGTTGTAGCTAAAAAAGATGCAAAAGGACGCATCAAAGTTCGAATTAAAAGCGCGAAAGACTTACGAATTCCAGTTTGGAATAACACAAAATTGAATTCTGGGAAAATTAAATGGTATGCACCCAATACAAAATTAGCATGGTACAACAACGGAAAAGGATACTTGGAACTCTGGTATACCAACGATGGCTGGTACTACACAGCTAACTACTTCTTAAAATAAAACTATTGCCCTCGCATTTTGCGGGGGTTTTTTTGTTTTATAAAAAGATACTTTTGTGATACTTTGCAAGCTAATAAATAAGCTAAAATGAAGATAACATCATTTTGTAGCTGTTTGTAGCTGTTAAGCGCGTTTAAAAGCATTTAAAAGCCGTTTAAGGTGATTTGAATTTTAAAAAAAGGTTTACAAATACGCTTATTGTGTATAATATAGTATATAAGAACTTAAAACATGGAGGGATGAAAATGGCAACTACAACTATAAAAAATACAGCCTTTTCGTTTAATAACCAAAAAGAATATAGCGAATTCATGAGTAGAATTGATAGAAAAGCAACAACTCTTAATAGTAATGTTAGGAAAACTAAACACAACCTTAAATCCATCAAAGAGATAAAAATAGATGGTGAAACATATAAAGTTTAATGGAATTAAATATAGAGATAAAGAGTATCTCAGGACTAACAGATACGGAAAGACAAGAGGTAATGAAATTTTCGTGTGGAAATACTGATATTGACCTATATTTACATGAGGATGCTCTCGAAGATTATATTTGTAATTTAACCCGTACGTTTGTACTTTTTATTGAAGGTACCGTTGCAGGATATTTTACATTAACATCTGATAGAGCGTTAATTACCAGAAAATCTAGACTTTCCCGGAAATTACCAAGTCATCCACACTTTAAACTTCATCGCAAATCTATTCCCGCCCTACAAATACACCATTTTGCGATTGGGGAATTTTATCAAAAGAAGGGGAATGGTGTTATATTAATGAACTATTTACTAACCTTTATAAAGATTAAAATTTTACCAAATGTAGGCGCTACTTTGTTAACTGTGTATTCGGTCAAGGAAGCCGTTGAATTTTATAAAAAAATAGGATTTGAAAAAACTGGCAATTACTCTAGTGTCAATGTAAATATGGCTTTAATATTAAGCGATATTATAGACTGATTTAAATATGAAATATTAAACCCTAACCTCACCGTTAGGGCTTTTTTTATGCAAAAAAACACCCCGAAAATTTATTCGAGGTTGCTGTTATGTTCAGATGTAAAAAACGGGATGTCAAACAGCTAATAGTTGAATGAAATAATGAACGAAAATCGTTCATGTGAATATTATTACATAGATTTTTATGTAATACAACACTTTTTAACACTTGATTTTAAGAACGTTTGTTCGTATAATGTTGTCAAGAGGTGAAGTAAATGTATAACTTATTTGATGATGTTTTAGAACATTCAATAGTATTAGCAGATGCACTTAAGCGTAACTGGTCAATAGAAGTACTGTTTTTAAAGAACAATCATCATGTGCGATACAAGTATGTTGTGCCGGTCCACATTGATAATGAAAAACATATTGTACAGCTTGAAAGATTTGACGAACGAATAATTGACATTAATATAGAAGATATTATTTTTTGCGAGGTTATGACGTGAGATTATATAGCTTTAATGATTTTAAATACATTTGCTATGTTGAGGGGAAAGATCGTGCTGTAAAAAAACTATTTGCTAGTTTGCGGACAGACAAAGAAATTGCTATACTAAACAAAAGAATACAAAAGGATACAATTAATATAGAAAATGTTTATAAAGAATACTTGCGGGGCATAAATGGGGCAGAGCAAAACAACATATAAATACTTATAGCTTCTTGTAACAGCTTTTCAAAAGGCATAAACCGCGTAACAAAGCCGATTTCTTCCCGTGAATGCGTGTAACTGCTCAACACAAAGCCAACTCTTAATCAGCGGGTCGGGGGTTCGAAACCCTCACAACCCATAAAAAACAAACGCCAGTGACTGTTAAAGTCGTTGGTGTTTTGTCGTTTTTACGGGCAAAATGTTAATAATTTCAATAATAAGCTGATTTCTTTTTGATTATTTATCGATTACATAGAAAATAAGTGGAATTTCAAAGTATCTAATAATTTACTACATGATATACAAAAGGAGTTGTTTCAGTGAGTAGAATTGACATCGGAGAAATACAAGCTTTTTTATACCAGCTACGTGCAGCCAATGAACCAGGAAGGAAAACTATCCAATCTATCAAAGCGGCCGTGACAAAGTATGTGGGAGATAATAGTTTAAAAGGAAAAGCAGTTGATGCATCGAAAAATTATTATCAAATGACTTATTTCCCTCTCTGTGATGCAATAATCGAAGCTATGGACGAAAGTGAAGAAAGATTGGGGCAGTACATCCAAGATTTTCATGCCGAAGTTGATAGTTCACCAGATGCCAAAATCGATGCGGACGGTTTATATGAACTGGGTAAAATGATTGACCGAATAGAAAGCAAAAAAGAAGCTTTAGCACAGCGAATGAACAGTGGAACAGAAGGGCAAATGCAGAATTATCGTTCTCAGTTAGCTATTGCGTATAAACAGGAAAACATTCTCGAGAAATATTTGTCATTTGAACAAAGCCACGCTAGCTTTTTTGACCATTTGATTGACTTAGTTCAAGCAGTTCAGCAGACCATCCGCGAACTCCAGTCGAATATCCAGTTCAACAGCCAGACAGGCACTTACGATCTAAGTAAGCTGAATCACGCTACAGTGAGCCACATGCAACAAGCTTTAAATAAAGCACGAGGAATAAAAGAAGATATTATAAAAGAACTACAAGACTACACAGTGCTTGCAGTGGTATATTTAGATAGTAATGGAAAAGAACAGGTGATGTGGTTATTAGAGCGAGACGGCTTAGGAGTGGAGAATGCCGAACTTAAAGTCTATTTAGAAAAAAACGGAAAATATCTTAATCCAGAAGATTATTCGATTATTACTAATGAAGACTTGAATAAGAAAATCAATAAAGCTTGGCGAGATGGTGTTTATTATCTAAATGGTAACAAGTATGATGGACTAACTGGCGGTATTTTATCTACCTCGGCATATGTTGAAGCTGGGAAAGGGTTTATAGATAAGAGTGGGTTAGCGGATGTTGTGCTGGGGCTTGGGTTGAGTACGGCTGCGATTAGAGGGAGTGTGACATTTGGTAAGAAAAATAAACTGAAGGGTTATGATTATTTAGATGACCTGTTGGGCGATTTAAATAATAAAGTGAAAATAAAGAAGTATGACTCTGCTGAAAGTGTCAATAAATATTGGCATCAACAAAACTATGATCAACCTCCATATACACCTAAAACACCTGTCCAAGATTTAGAACTTTTGGTAGAAACTAAATTTGTCAGGGTATATGATGGGGGAAGTTCAAAACTACATGGTGGATGGCTTATGAAAGCAGAGGATATAAAAGGTTTAACACCGACTCAAATTAAAGATAAATTTGCATTACCTAATATACCCAAATTTGTTGGAGAAGTTACTTTGCCAAAAGGCAGCAATATCAGAATGGGAGAAGTAAATCCTCTTTTCGAAAATAAAGGTGGGGGTATACAATTTGATTTGAAAGGTCAATTCATTGGTGAATTTAAAGAACTCGGAAAAATCTCAGAATGGGGCGGATTAAAGTGACAATTAACGCAGAATACATTGATAATAAATTAACTGCTTTTGGAAAAAGCATTGAATTTAAGAATAAAATTGTAGAATTAAAAGAGAATGATAACTGTTTATTTGTGAGATTATTGGTTGTTCCTGGTCAAGAATTAAATGAAAACACTTTAAGTAATGTATATGCAATTAATAAATTGGGTGAAATTCAATGGCAAATAAAAAATGTTGCGCCAAAAGGAAATAATGTTTATATATGCGCACCATTGGTAGGTATGGATATCGAAGAGAACGATTTATTTGTAACAGATTTCATGGGGCGGAGGTTTGAAGTTAATCAAGAAAATGGTGAACTCAACCAAGTGAGAATAGTGAAATAAACTCTCCTTTTACTCTAATAAATTTTTGTTTGTTGAAGTTTATTAGGATATTGGATTTACTATTAAAGGTAGCGAGGTGGACTAAAAGTCTCGTAATTACTGGATTTAAATGATAATACGGGTGAAATCAAGGATATTGAAGAGTTAATAAATGAAAACTCATGTGATTAAGTAAACAAATTACGGAGGAATAACTATTTTTAAGTTGGAAATAAGTTTGCGCTTTAGAAAGCCGACATTATTAAGAAATGCTGAAACAGGGCACGCACCATTTAAAGCGATAACTTAATTTGAATAATTTTTAAATGAAGATGAGTGAAAATTGGCTAAAGGTACTTTCTCATGAGAGAAATATATCAAGTGAACTGTCCACAAGAGAATATAAGACCTTTTTAGAGGATATGATGTTGAGGTAGTTAAGCTGATAGATTTGCTAAAGAAAGAATCAAACACAAAGATGAGGAAAAAGCTTATGACGAAGATAACTCATATGAATAATAAATTAATTTTTGAAAACCAAGAATACACATTTGAGTATCCAATACAAACTTTGAGAGAAGATAAAAATCATGTATATGTTTTATTAGATATACCAGCCAACCAAGAATATACGTTTGATGATTTTCATAATATTTATGCTTTTTCTTATACGGGTGAACGGAAATGGCAAATAGGAGAGAGACCCGTTGGAGATAATGATGTTTATACTTTGATTAATGTAAAAGAAGGAATACTTTACGCTACAGATTTTAGCGGAAGAAAATATAAAGTTTGTGAAAAAAATGGAATTCCTGAAAAAATGGAAATTGTAAAATAAAAAATACATTTTACTGTCTCGTTCAGAACCCTTGCAACCCATATTTAAAAAGGGCCTAAATGTTTTAGCAATGTTTTTATAAAATCCCAAATTGGAAAACCAACCTTCACCCAAAAGGAGCTAACATGAAAAAACTACAATGGCTAACTAACCGATTATTTGCAACCTCTATCCTCCTAATCACCACGTTATTTATCATACCCCCAACATTTGCGATAGCTGATGGAAGTAAAGTGAGTTTTTATGAATACATATATGGAGCACCTTTTAGATGGCTAACTGTAATTAGTACGACAGATAAGAAAGGTGCATTTACGGAGATGTTTTTCTCGGGAAACGAGGGTATAACTATCCAATGGCCCAATCTAATGATAAACTTTCTCTTAATTTTCCTTGCAATAACTATTATCTTTTCCCTAGCAAAAAAGCTTTACGATAAAAAGAACGTCAAAAAAGACAACCCATAA